GGTGAGTTCACACCACCAACGCCAGCAATGCCAGAAGAATGTAAGATTGCCGGTGATTCTCTAGGGTCGTATCATAAGTATTACATAGAGAAGAAAAATTATTTCGCCAAGTGGACTGATAGACCAATCCCAACTTGGTACGTGGAAGGACTAAATAACTACAATGCCAACTTATCTATTTCTTAACAATGATACTGGTGAGTTTTTTGAAGATTTTTTAACAAACTCTAAAAAACAGGATTTACTTTCTAAGAATCCGCATATCCAGCAAATCCCTGCTCCGTTCGCAATCACTTCTATGGAAGGCACTTATCATGGTAAAACTGATAATACCTGGAAAGAAGTATTAGCAAAAGTTGCAGAGGCACACCCAGAATCAACAGTAGGCCAAAGATACGGTCGAAAAGATACTAAACAATCAAAAACTTCAAATATACTCCAGAAATGGAGAAACTCTTGAATTTCTATATTATGCAAACACCAACCACAGGAGAGTTTATGTATAGACGTTCAATGCAAATCGAAATGCGAAATGAGAAGATTCACAATAAACCTAAAAAGGTACGAGAGTTAGATAACAAAGAATCACTTTGGAGTGAAGAGAATATTGCAAAGAACCGAGAGAAAGTTTTAAAACAATTATACCCTTGGAGATATGAGGGTAAAACATTAAATGAGTGGCTAAATGGGATTTTATAATCATCAGTTATCTGAATTAGATTTTGATTTAAAAACAACAACTACTGAGGAAGGCAGGCGTTATCTAACACCAAATGGTGATGCTTATCCTTCTGTTACTACTGTATTATCAGACTACAACAAGGCGGCTATATTAGAATGGCGTAAGAGAGTCGGTAATGAAGAAGCAAATAAAATATCAAGATTAGCTTCAAGTCGTGGTACAAGAGTACATTCTTTGTGTGAAAACTATCTCAAGAATAATTTACCAGAACTCAAAATAAAATCATTGATGCCTGATGTAAAACAAATGTTTTCCAGTATTCGTCCAATTATGGACGAAAGAGTAACAACTGTGTATGCACTCGAGCAGGCTCTCTACTCTGATGAACTTCAGTTAGCCGGCCGGGTTGATGCAATTGCAAAATGGGATGGTTCAACATCCATTATAGACTTTAAAACGTCCAGTAAACCAAAAAAGGAAGAATGGATACAAAATTACTTTATGCAATGCACGGCATATGCTCTAATGGCAGAAGAAGTGATGAATTGCCGAATAGATCAAATAGTTGTATTGATTGCCGTAAATGAAGATGAGCCACAGGTGTTTGTAAAAGAAAAAGATGACTATGTTGACCAATTATGGCAATTTATCAATAATTACAGGTCTACTCATTGACTTTTCGCAAACAAGGGTATATAATATTATTATGATAACAAGTGAGGTGAATTATGCCAATTATTACAAAAGAAATTATTGAAGAGCAAATTGATAATGTTCAAAATCAGATAGAATCAGTTCAACTACCAGATAAAACTGGTATTGCTATTCTAATCATCGCCATCATGGCTTTATTTTTTATACCCAAAGTCATTTCTTTTTTCTTGAAACTTATAGGCGTAAGTATTATAGGTTTCGGTTTATACACAATTCTTTTAACGTAACAGGAGAAGTTTATGCACAATATACGAGTCGAATACACCCATGATGGTGAACAGATTATGATAGACCGTGATGTATCAGATAAAAATGATATACAAAAAACTTTTGACGATATTGGTCAATTGATAGGTCTACCATCAAAAGGTTTACGCCAAGAGATGGAAAGCATCTATGATGGCGTAGAGATTAATTATGAGAGCTCTGATGATCAATTTACTTTTCAGTTTGATGAAGAGGGTGATGGTCAAAAAATGTCGCCTTTTGAATATGTTGTTCAAGATCAAGTTAGTTGGAATGAAAAATATCCAAACTCACTTAACGCAACATGGCCTTTTCCAAATGATAGACCCTCAGAGGGTCAATTGTCGGAAGATGTTGACATATCTGATAGACCATCTCAATCTACACTAAGAGTTGATTCTGACAAGAGTGATGGTTTTTATTATAATGGGACTTAATCATGGCTACAAAAGATGAGATGAAAAAATTTGCTATTGCAATCGAAGGTCTAGTTGCAAACACCGATTATACTTATCTTGAAGCTATTGTTGAGTATTGTAAGAATACTGAATTAGAGATTGAGGTGGCAGCTTCGTTAATCAACGCAAATCTAAAGTCTAAAATTGAATTACAAGCGAGCGACCTCAATCTTCTTAAAGTAAAAAACTCAAAATTACCAATATGACCGGATATGAAACTTTTGCATTATACAATTCACTCAAGTTGCATTTTACAAAAGAAAGTTTTGATTTCTTTAAATATGGCGGTAAGTCCAAGATTTCAGTAAACGCCTTTGAGAACAGGAAAGATAAATGGCATTTTTACAAGATTTCAAGGAAATATATAAGAAGAGATGAGTTAATTTCTTTTCTGGTAGCTAACTTTTTAGAAAACGACAATGTTTGGGCAGGTGAGTTATTAGAAGAGAAGTGTCATAAAGTTTATTTGAACAGACAAAAGGTGGTCCAATCTCTATCTTACACTTTTAAAAATGATTGTTTAACTTTATTTGAGGGTATAGAAAATCCGAATGATGTAATTAAAACATCTGGTGACTACCCAATACTACTAAAAAGGGCATTACAAAAGGAAGTAGAGATTGAGACTTTATGTATTTTAAATAGCATACTCAAGTTTTTTGGTATGTGGAATCGTAAAATATCAGACACAATACGGTGGCCAGATTACCATAGAAAAATATGCAAGTATGCCCCATTTGTGAAGTATAATGATGTAAAATATAAGATGATATTAAAAGAGGTTATAAATAAACAAGATGAAAAGCTTAAAGACACTATATAACGAATCGAGTTTGAGCAGAGTACACGCTCATACGCAAGGCAGAAATATCGGTATGATAACTGCCCATCGTGGTGAGTTTGACGCTTCTGAAAACAAGAAGAGAAATAAATCACTAGAGAAAGATATTCGTAAAGCCGGTCATGGTTTCATACGAGTAAAAGGTCGTTACATAGAAAATCATGGCACACCACAGGCAAGACCAGTTGATGAACATTCTTACCTAGTTGTTGGTAAAAAAGGTAAAGATGGTGGTGCATTGAAAGGCTTTCTCAAGAAGCATGGCGAAAAATACGGACAAGATTCTGTGTTACACAAATCACATGATTCAGATGAAGCACATTTACATGGCACCAAAGAAGGTGGTTATCCAGGTAAGGGTAAGAAAGAAAGTGTAGGAACTTTTCATCCAAACCGTGCAGGTGAGTTTCACACGGCTATGAAAGGTAAAAGAACATTTGCATTTGAAGAGGTAAGTTTTACAACACCTGTAACATTCTCTTCAAGGCAAGAAACCGAATTTTAGTTGACAACTAAAATAAATTATATTATGATATGTATGTGGACAAGACGTTTATATTCCGTTAATACTCCGTTTATACGAAAGGAACATAATGAGTAGTTTTGCAAACCTAAAGAGAGAACGCAACTCTCTATCTAAATTAAATAAAGCGATTGAATCCTCAAAACAACCAGCAGAAGCTGGCTCTCGTGATGATACAAGATTCTGGCAACCAACAGTAGATAAATCCGGAAATGGCATGGCGGTGATTCGCTTTTTGCCTGCCCCACCACTTGATGGTGATGATGCACTACCGTGGGTAAGAGTCTTCTCACATGGGTTTCAAGGACCGGGCGGTTGGTATATTGAGAACTCTTTAACAACAATCAATGAGAAAGATCCAGTAAGTGAGTATAACTCTACACTCTGGAACTCTGGCGTAGAGGCTAACAAAGAAATAGCCAGAAAGCAGAAACGTAAACTTTCTCATATCTCTAACATCTATGTCGTTTCAGATCCAGGTAACCCTGATAATGAAGGCAAGGTTTTCTTATATAAGTATGGCAAGAAAATCTTTGACAAGATAACTGAGGCGATGAACCCTGAGTTTCAAGATGAGAAAGAAGTAAACCCATTTGATTTCTGGGATGGTGCTAACTTCAAACTCAAGATTCGCAAAGTAGAGGGCTATCGTAATTACGACAAGTCTGAATTTGCAAGTCCATCGGCTTTATTTGATGGAGATGACACTAAGTTGGAAGAACTCTATAAGAAAGAATATTCTCTACAAGAGTTTCTCAACAAGTCAAACTTCAAGTCGTATGATGTACTCAAGGCAAGACTTGATAAGGTTCTTGGTGCAACGCCAGAACCAAAAACACAAGTTGTAGAAAATTCTATAAGTGATGACGAGGCTTCGTCTTTTGATACTGAAACAGTTGAAGAAGATGACCTAGATCATTTTAAGGATTTAGTGAATAATTAAATTGTTCACAATTGAACATTTCTTGAATAAATGTACACCTCACGACCCCGCTTCGGCGGGGTTATTTTTTTGCCATTGGTATTTCTGATATTTTATCTGTTTGAAAAAGAAACTGGTACCAGTTAGCTATCTCTCTATTTGATGTAATGAGTTTAATTGTATTATTTTTATCCACAACTGTATATTTGTATTGTGGTGGCATTGTTGGATCGAGCATTAGACATATGAACTTGTTGGGTTTAAAATATTTTCTAAATTCCTATCACCTGTATCTGGCCTTTTAGAACCACCACCGTTATTTACATTGTTTTGATTTGTGTTGTTATTAACCACAATTGGTTGTGAACTAGAAAAAGAAGCTACTCTTGAAAAATCAGAATTATCAATTGATGATCTATTTAAAGCATCACCTTTTTTTTGTCTAGTTGGTTCAGTTACATTTTTTAAGAAATTTTCAACTGAACCGGAGTTTATTAAAGCTTTATTACTACC